GCACAGTTGAACCGCCGCCTCCGCCGCCTGCGCCGCCATTGTTGCCGTTGGTTGGCCCGCCTGCGTCGCCGGGTGTAGGTGCCGGGCCAGAAATGCCGCTTACACCGCCACCACCAACATTTGAACCGAATCCGCCCCCGGAAGACGCAGCAGTTACCGCAGGAACTGCGCTTGTTCCACCGCCTGAGCCGCCGCCGCCGCCACCAAACAGCGACCCGCCACCAGGAGTAACAGCGGCAGCATTGGTAGAACCACCGCCGCCACCACCGCCCAAATGGCCGAAGTAATTGTTGCCGGAACCAACCGAGCCGGTGATTCCTTGAACGTCAAAACCGGGGCCTGCCGATATTGGCTGTCCTCCGTTCCCGGCAACCGCAGCGCTTGCCGATGCGCCTGCCGAGTGGCCACCGCCCCCACCGCCGCCGCCAGTTGCAAGCGCAGAGTTTTGCCCGCCCCTCCCGCCGCCGCCACCATAGCCGGTCAGCAGCGCGCCGAATGTCGTGTTGCCACCTACGCCGCCATCACCACCTGACCCGCCCGCCGTCGCGCCCGTGCCAGCCGCACCGCCTGCGCCAATCGTGACGCTCTCAGTGCCGCCAAGGTCCGACGCGCGGAAAATCCGCTCAACAAAGCAGCCCCCACCGCCGCCACCGCCGCCCTTGGTAACGGTCGCAGTCGCAAGCGATGATCCACCACCACCGCCGCCGCCCGCCCCCCAGACGCGAACCATAACCACCGCTGGATTAAAGCTGGTAGGCTTGTTCCATGTGCCATTGGCGGCAAAGACTTGGATATTCGTAGGCCGTGAATTGCCGGTGACAGTCCAGCCTTCGCCTTCCACATAAACAAGACCAGCCTGCGCTGGAAGCGAAAGAGAATAGATGTCAACCGTGGTTGTGCCATCGGTATGCTGAATGGTGATATTGTTCGCGTTTGTCGCGCTGTCGTTCCAGATATTCACAAGCTGCACAGCGCGCGAAGTTGAAGCGCCGGGGCTTGCCACAATGTCAGTCGTGGTCGCGGTAGAGATAGCCGTATTCAGCCGCCCAACGGTGACCGCCCCGCTGGCGAGATCGGCAAAAGCAGCGTGAACGCGAATATTGCCCGCTTGCGCCGTGACCAGCCTAAGCTTGTCGGAGGTGGAGTTAAGTAGGATCATGCGTCAGTCAACGTCCACATCAAGCGCGCCAATGGCGAAGGTTTGCGTTGCGTTTGAACTTGTCGTGACAGAAATCGAAGCGGTCAAAGCGCCCTTGAAAAGCAGATTTCCCGCGCCGCTTGACGCCGTGCCGATGCCGAAATGCGTGATGGTCGCGCTGCCTGCCGTGCAAGGCCCAAACGCCACCGGCGCCGCGTTTGATGCGTTGTTGCCAGACACAACCCAACCAGAACCAGAACGCGCAACCGCCTGCCGAGCATAGCCGGTATAGGCCGCCTCACTGGTATTCTGCGCCCCAGCCTCGCCGGGGTCCGCCGTGTGCAATGACACATACAACGACCCCGCCGTTGCGGACGCCGGCAAGCCCGTCGCATCGCCAATGTTGGCAATCGCAGCGTTTTGGAAGATGTGCTGCAAAAGGCTTGTCTCAAAGGCATTGGTTGCTGACATGGGATTTTCCGATCAATTCAAGACGGTTTCGACGCCCATGGAGCGGCCATCAGGGCATCGCACCACGCGGTTGGGGGCTGACATGATTGCATAGCCATTAGCTTTCAATCCTTTCGCCTTGGTAGCTGCCATCGGGCTGCTTCCGCACCACAACCTTAGCGTTACGCGGGCGCGATGCCTTGGCATCCACATCATCAATCTTGGCGGCAATCGCGGCTTGGCTTTGCGCCAGCCCTTCAATCGCCGCGCCAGCATCGGCAAGCGCCATGCTCATAGCGTCAATCGCGGGCTTTAACACCTTCGCAATGCCGCCATCATTATCCACCACAATCATAGGCGGGGCGCCGGGTTCGGCACGCATCGGGCGCGGGCTTTCAATGCTGGCGCGGGTCTTTTCCCGCTCCATCTCCACCTCGGCCATGGCCTTAATCCGGGCAACATCGGCATTCAATCGCGCGGTTTCAGCTTGAAGCCTGGCTTTTTCAACATCGGCATCAATCTTGGCAACCTCGCCGGCCTGCTTTGCCTGGATCATCTCGGGCGAGAACTCCGCCGCGATTTTCTGCGCTTCCGCCTTAATCTTCTCGGCCTCGGCCAATGCTTTCTGCGCTTGCGTGATCAAGTATTGCTGTTCCGGCGTCGGGGGCGGCGGCTCTTGCGCGGCTTCCGCCATTGCTTGGGCTTCTTCCTCTGTCGGCTTCACCACGCCCGTCTGCACAAGCTGCTTGCGGAAATACTCCCGCACGTCATCAATGCCCTCGCCTTCCATGTTCATCATGGCCATGGCTTGAAGAACTTTCTGTGTCTCCGGATCGGGCGTAATGGCCATCATGCCAGTCAGGGCGCGCACGGTAGCCGCGCGCTTGCTGGAGCTAGACGGGCCAACCGTCACCGCAACGTCAAACTCGGCGTCCGATAGGTCATTCTCATGCTCGACCTCGCCATCATCGCTCATGATCGGGCGCATAAGCTCGACGGTGGAAACCTCGCCTTGCGCGCCGATAGCCTTCATCTTGCGGCCCGGCTCGACAAACACGTCCTTCGCCATGGAAAGCCAAACCTCGCCGCACCGCTTCACGGCCTTGCCCATGTTGGACAGGTAAATATAGGCCTGCATATCCAAGCGCTGCTGGATCATTTCCACCGCTTTGCCGGAAATGTTCGACACCATCTTGTCAGCTTGCTGCGCCGATCCCAAGATTTCCTGCATATCCTGTTCGGTCACGGCCAACATTCCAGCCAAAGCGGGCGGGATTGCCGGCGGCTTAGTATAAGCCATTGGCCCGGCGGGTTGCTGGTTTCCGCTGGCGTCTGTGATGGGGTTCAACAACAGATAGGGGTAATTCTTTAGGTTATCCTCTGACCACATCGTTTGATGGCCAAGCACTTGCTCCGGCGTCAAGATCGGCTTTTCCACACTGGAAAGCGCCGCAATCTCGCCCAACTTGGAAAGCTGCATATTCTTCAGGCGTTGCGAATCCTTTGCCAGCCGCACATGCCCCATGCACCGCTCGACGTTATCCACAAACCAGCGCTTGCCATAAACCGGCACAATCGGGATATGCCTGCCCGCAATGTGCCCGCAATCTTCCAGAACCTTAGCGCCGCTCAAGATGTATTTCCGCACCTTCCGGCGCTTCACGCGCTTGCGGCGCATTTCCCGCGCGCCTGTTGCGGCCAAGCGGGCCTCAAGCTCTTCATCTTCATCAAACTCGGCCTGGGAATGCTTTTCCTCTTGCCCGGCAAGGGTCCGGAATATGCGGATGGTTTCGGAAACCTCCTCCACCTTGTAGTATTCCGCGACATAGACAACATCGGGCGTTGCCCAGTCAAACTCTAGTTGCTGCACTTCCTTGGGCCAGCTTGCCGGGCTGTCATTCCATTCGCGCTCGTAGGCATGAGGCGTCATGGAAGTCAGCACAAAGCAGCACTTAGCGTCCGCCTTGTCCTGGCGCTTGGCGTCTAGGTCAAACCAAACGGAACTATCGGCATCAAAGATCGGTTCGATCCGGATGCGCTGCTTATCGTCGTCCTCATCTTCCTCGTTGACGTATTCCGTCCGCAAGCGCCAAGCGCCAAAGCCGCCTCCAACCGCCTCTTCAAAAGCGTTGTCATAGGCTTCCTCTGCCACGCTATCCTGTTCATCGGCGCGGTATAGGTCGTTGCAGGTCTCGGCCAAGGGATCATCTTCCCGGCCTTCCTTGGACACAAAGGCAACCGAGATGCGGTTATTGCGGAACTCGTTGAAGATGCGAATGACGGAAAGGTGAACCTTATTCACCTCAAACTTGGGCTTGTTTTCAAATTGCTCCGAAAGCGGACCCTCCCATTGGGCGCCGGCAATGGAATAGAAGCGCCGATCTTTCAGGCATTGCAACCGCTCATCCCGCAACGCGGATTGAATACGGTCAAACTCCGCCATGGCCTCCTGGTGGAGGTTTGCCAAGGCCTGCTCTCGGGACATGCGCGCCATGGGACGGCATGTTACCCCCAACGGTGGGCGCTTGGCAAGGGTATAATTGGCGGGCGGTTTTCTACCTTGGCGCGGCGCACCCCCTCGCAGGCATAGCGCAAGGCGTCTATGACGTGGTTCTTCTTATCTTCCAGGATCGGCAGGATGCGGTCAGTCAAGGGGTCGCGCTTGTAGGAATACAAGGTTAGCTCGTCAATCGTGTGAACGCATCGCGGATGCACCACGATATCGTAGGATTTCAGCCATTCGACGCCTTCCTCCAGGGATCGCGGCCCCTTTACCGCCGGAAAAATGCGCGGGAAGCCATGCTTTCGCATGTGCGAGATAGTCTCGGGGCGGGCATTATCGGCTGTCATAGGCCATTTCTCGGCCTCAGGTATGGTCATGAACAACTCGGGCAGGTTCACGATCTCGCACCCGACCTGATAAGCCTCATAGTCCACATAGAGCGTCCGGCCTATGATGTGGCAGCGCACCCCGACGCTGGGGTCCACACTAAAACCCCAGTCAGCCCCCAGGCGGTGGATAGCATCGCGCGGGGCGTCAAACTCTTCCACGCGCCAATTCCGAAACACGCGCGCTTCGCTGTTGGCCAGATACCCGCCAAGCCAAACGTGCTTGTATTTGTCCGGATCACGGCGCCGGTCATACTCCATTTCATCCCGCAGCACGTCCGGAAACCAAGGGTTTTGGTCATAATTCACGCCAATGACCACGGTATCCTTGGGCGGCGTATCGCCCCTCAGCAAATGGTCAACCGGGTCTGATTTCTCGCGCGGGTTCCAGGTAAACCATAGCTCGCTGCCAGGCTTGCGGATGGTCGGGCGCAGCATGTCCAGGCTGGTTTGGCTCAGGCTCTGCGCCTCTTCTACCCAAGCGCGGTCATAGCCTTCCAGGGACTTGATGCTGTCCGCCGTGTGGGTTTTCATGCCCTGGAAGATGATGCGCCCATCGCCCCGGCGCGACTTAATCACCGCTTCCTGAACCTCGAAATAATCGCCGGCGCCCATGGCCTCGATCTTGGTTTCAAGCAGGCGCTTGACGGATTGGGCAAGGCTCTTTTGGTTTTCGCGGACGCATACGGAATAAGTGTTTGGGTCAAGGATATGCGCCTCAATCATGGCCTCGGCAAAGAAGTGCGACTTGCCGGAACCGCGTCCGCCCCATGCGCCCTTGTATCGGGCAGGCGCCAGCAGCGGGCGTGCCCATGCTGGGGTTTGGATTTGCAGTGCGGTCATTTATTCCCGGTTCCAACCATCACG